TTCATCGTATTTATAGCCAATACCTGCAAAGTTTTTTCTAATAGTTCCGTTGTACGATGTTTTAACCCAAGTGCCGCCAAGTGAATTAATAATTGCTTCGCCTTCATCAGCCATAGAATTATCTCCAACTAAAACACGAAGAACTATATTTTCTGAATTTATTTCCGCCCAATGACTCATACTGCATACCTCACAATAACAAATCCTGAACCGCCATTGGCTTGAACAATAGGAGTGCTTCCATAATCTGAACCGCCACCACCGCCGCCGCCAGTATTGGCTGTTCCATTAGTTCCTTTTAATTGTGTGCTAGGAGTACCAGCAGCACCTGCTCCACCGCCGCCTGAACCGCCTGAACCTGCTGTTCCCGAACCAGCACCTGCTCCACCGCCGCCTGCAATAAAACCACTTACACCTAAACCAGCAACAGAAAGCCAAGGACTTGAATAAGTGTTAGTTCCTGCTCCGCCGGAACCTGAAGTTGTACCAACACCATTGCCACCTACTGCGCCTGCACCGCCGCCACCGCCTGATATGGCAGAGCCTGCGCCTGCACCGCCATTATTTCCTTGACCAGATGTGCCTGCTCCGCCAGTTCCAGCATAAGAACCACCAGAACCTGAACCGCCTGAACGACCATTTGCAAGTCCGCTTCCTGGTGCGCCACCGCCGCCTACTGCGGCAGTTAAAGATAATGAGCCGCCTGTAACGTTTGAGTTACTTCCATCCTGTGCAGCACTTACTGTTGCACTTCCTAATGCACCAGCGCCGCCTGCTCCTACTGTAACCGTATAAGTATTGGCAGTAAATGTTTGTGTGTTAGTCAATTTATGTCCACCAGCGCCACCGCCGCCGCCTGCGTAACCTGCAATTCCGCCGCCGCCTGCAACTGTTAAAACATCGCAAGTTATCGTTCCATTAGAAACAACAAGGTTTCCTGTTGCTGTAAATACACGATAATTGTATCCACCAGAAGTATAAAGAGTGCCACCCGTAACGCTCAATGCGCCAACGCTAGCCTGTATGGCTGTAATTGCATTGGCAATCATTATGCAATCGCTCCTACAACATACCAAGTATCAGTAGCAGTTTTAATACACGCTGCTGTTTTATATTGCGCAAGAGTAGGACTTGCAGGTGTTGCTCCGGCAGATAAAACTGTGGTTGTGCCTGAAGTTACAGCTGATATTGTGCATAAACCAGCACCAATATTAAGAACTGTGATAACAGTACCAACTGGATGCGCGACAGAAGCATTTGTTGGAATCTTAATTGCATTTGCTGAAGCATTGCTTTGAGTAATTAATACCTGATATGAATCATTTAAGACAGTTGTATAAGTTGTGCCTGTTTGAGCATTAAGGGTGAAAGCGACCAGTCCGTTAAACATGGTGCTAGTCAGGACATCACCTGTTGCTGCTGGGAATCCGCTTGCCATTATATCTCCTTAGTACGAAAGAACGTTAGTGCCTAGAATACCGTATAATGTCGATCCAATTATGAATCCATCGATTATCGGTTCCAAGGTGGTGAATTGGGTTTTCCAAGAATTAGGGGTGATGCTGTGAGCAACCCCAAATACCTGTAAAGTTTTAGATAGGGTAGATGCCCCTGGCTGTGTTGTAGTCACGGTTATTGGATCAAAATAATCCAAACTTAGCGCAGCCACAATTCCTGTATCGTAGTTATTTGTGTACAGGTCCAACACTAGGTAATCACATCTTGTGCTGGTTTCAGCCCTAGAGGCAATATATGCTCTTGCATAATCTAAAGCAACGGTATCAGTTTCCATCAATAGATTCTGCTGGTTGTAAGAATGAATAAAATACTTATCTATTGAAGCTTGGTTAGAAGTTGATTGGGTTGTGCCGCCTGTTCGAGTGACTTGTGCTGAGTTATAGACAAGAACATCATTTAATAGCCACACGGCATTTGAGTATGAGATTCCTGTTCCATTGTCATTAAAATTGACTGGAGTTCCGCTTACGCTTTTTGTAGTAAAATCTCTATCTTGGAATACAAAAGAACCAGAAGCATCAACATACAAAGCTCCGTATTCAGAAAGTTCGACAGTTTTCATTGCCTCTAAAGCAGTACGAGCAGTTCCAGGATCAACCTGCATAGTTGTCTGACCAGCATCAACATCACGCATTGAATTGGGCCATGATATAGCATCAAGCAACTTATTGATTCGAGCGCCTGATAATTGTCCAGGAGTAGCTCCTGTAACTGTTGAAATTTGAGCATTTTGAGCAAGTCTAAAAGCGTCTACAGCTGTGATTGTTGTATAAACAACTTCTCCGACATCTTTAGGAGTTGTTGTTGAGTAACTTGTAATAAATCCCGAAAACAATGGATAGGTAATTCCAGCATAAGTAGCTGTTATCTGCACTTTACGCATTGGATTAAGCAAAAGATAATAGGGAGAATTTACGTTCTGGCTGTTGAAGTCGCCGTTCTGATCAATAATGCGAAGAGTTAATTGACCTGTTTGGAATTGATCTGCTTGTGGGTCGCGACCACGATTTAAATCAATTCTATCTACTTGATCAGATACATCGACAATGACTGCTGTTGAATCGGCAAGAATGTTTGTTCCAAGAATTCCAGAACCAATAATAAAAGCTTGACCAAAAGAAGGACCTGTGCTGAAATTGATTACAGCATTGACTTTAGGAGTTGCCACTAGATTGCGCCAGCGTAAGTCGTTGAGTTTCCATATCTGTTTAGGTCTTGAATTGCATTTTGTACTACAACTGCTATCTGTTGATCACCAATTCCAGAAGCATAAATGTTGTAAGTTACATTACCCATTCTGCCTAATTGCCCAAGAGGAATAACTGCTTCTGGACCAGCCTCACCAATCATTGCCAAAGTTGCGCTATTAACAATGCCGCCTTCAGCCATTTTGGGAATATAGGCTTTAGCTCCTGGATTTAACGCCTCGTATTGCGCTGCACCTTGTCCAGCATATCTAGCACCTGATAAAGCATCTGCCAAAGATAAGCCAGCTCCTAGACCTTGTTGCAATGAAGCATTCGCTATTTGGTTTGATAATTTATATTTTGTCACTACTGCAACTTCTGAAATAAGCATTAAGATTCTGAGCATTTCCTCAAGCGTTTGTAACCACTCTGTAAATGGGTCAGGAACATCACCTAATTTAATCATATCGCCGCGCAGGCTTGAAAGCAGTTGTGCATCCTTTATTACAGATTCTGCAAGACGTATAGAAGCGGAAACATTTCCTGCATTAATAGCATCTTCAAGGGCTAATAAATCTTGCTTTAACTTGATGCGAACTCTATCTTCATCACCCAATTTGCCCATTGCTGCTGCTGCTAAGCCAATGCGTTCTGGATCAAAAAGATTCTGTCCTTGAGTAAGAATATCTGAGGCTTTGTCAAGTATTAGTTGCTTTTGTTTTTCATCAGCAATTTTCTTTAAATTGGCTAGACGTGCTTTTTCTGTTGCTAAAATTTTTGCTGCTGCTGCTTTTGCAGCGTCATCAGACTTTTTTTGCTTTTTGCGTTGTTCAGCAGCTGCTTTATCGATAGCGATGCGCTGTCCAGGAGATTGAGCAGGAGTGCCTTTTCTTGCCTCAACTGCCTTGCCTTCTTTTACAAATGTCGCAAAAGGTTGAAGGTTAGAAAGAATATCTCCAATAGTGCCAAGAACCGCTCCGCCAAATTTAGTAGCGTTTAATTTATCTAATAGAGAACCCATGCCTACTAGTGCGTAAGCAGTCTGATCCCCAAAGTTTTTCATGCTGGCAGCAGCGCCATCAATACTTTTATCTTTACTAAGAAGACTTAAAGCATCAAGTATTCCAGTACCAATAGCAACCTTGACATTATCTGCTTCGTTAGCAAGAACTTGGAATTTGCCTTCTGGAGTATCACGAATGCTTTGATTAAAATCTTTGTAAGTTGAGTCCAAAACAGAAACTAAAGCTGCTGCTCTTTCTGCTGCTGTACCTGTTGAAATAGTTTTCTTTGTTGCTTTATCAAGAACAAAACCAACAGAAGTAAGTGACTTAAAGTTGCCTTGTAACGCCTGAGCAAGTCCATTAGTCATTGACTTAAACTCTTCTGTAGATGCCGAAGCACCCTTTTCTGCAACTACATAATCGATAATTGCTGGAGTGAGAGTTTTAATTGTGTCAATTGATAAATCAAAAGTTGCAAGTTGTGATTGAACCTGAGTTACATTGCCAGCAGTTACAACGCCAATTTTTTCTAATGATGTGGCTTGTTGGTTAAGGACGTCAACTTGCTCTGCTGTTGCACCATTTGTAATTTTAAGAAGTCTGCCTAATCGCAGTTGTTGTGCCTGCGCTTCTAGAGAAGCTTTAACAGCAGATTTGCCATAACTAACAATTGCAGCAGCACTAAAAGCCAAACCCATTGTTTTGGCTAAATTCATGACTGATCTGCCTAGTTTATCTGTGGCGCTTTCAGCTTGCTTAAATCCTTTGGCATCTAACTTGGAGCCAATGATAATCTCTGGTAATGCCATTAGGCCACCTCCCTCAATACTGTTCCCTTAGTTCTGGTATTGAAAGTTAATGAAGCTTTATCAATAGCCTTCATTGCAGCGCCTTCTGCTCTGCCAAGTGACTCAGCCCATGCGCGATAGATTAAGCGTCCTTGACCCTTCTTGCTCTTAACTAACCTAGGCAAGTTATTGATGAATTGCTCTCCAGCGCCTTCATAAGAAGAATGCGAATACTTATGCCCCTTATTGCCTTTAGGACCAACCCAAGGCTGACCCTGACCAGGTGGCACTACTCCTGCTTGCTCATAGATAGCACCAGCAGCAGTCTTGTTGTAAATCTTAGCCATACCAGAAAAGCCATTACGGTTTATCTTAGTTGCGCTAGTTGAAAAACCAATTCCGCTTTTTATAGCAGCTGAATTATATTTAGGAAACTCTGCACCTGTGGACTTGCCATCGCTCCAATTGCTCATTGGATTAGATTCGACATAACCTCTAGCTCTACTTACAACTGGAGATAAAGCCTTGCGTAGTTCTGATTTAAGTTCTTTATCAAGGTCAGGTGCGAAGCGGCGTAATGCTCGGCGTAGATCAGAGTTTCCTCGCAGTTCTACGACTGGCATTTTTAGCCTCCTTGGCTTCGTCTTGAAGAACCCTAATAAGGCTCTTAAGCATTATCTCATCTAGTTCTAGCAGGTGGTGTGGCGCGATGCCCAATCTGACTGATAACTTAGCAATCAGATAGGTGATGGACTCGCGCCCTATTCCAAAGGGTCGGAATCCATTACTTCAACCGAAGTCAAAGTTTCAATGAATCCCTCGCCGTAAGGTTTGATGGTTTCACCCGAACGCTTAATACATTCGTGTGCCAAGAAGAAAATATCGCTTTGCTTCTGGTCCTCGATGAAGGCTTTGTGGAAGCCTTTCTTTGCGAATACCTCGAACGCATACTGGATAATTGGAGTGATTTCATACTCTCCGATTGATCCATCTACCCTTGTTATTTTTAACTTAGCCATTTTTTGCCCCTTAGTTTAGTTGATTAGGTCCAAGTACCAGTAGACGCTGTTGCTGTCTTGCTGTTGCATTGGAACGTTAAATCGAGCACACCTTCATCAGCGACAGCGCCGTTGATGTCAGAAAGATTATCGATAAACAGAGTACCTGTATAGAGCAAATTTGTTGCTGATACAGCTGCTGTTGAATCTTGAATTGCTGAGAATGCAACAGTTGTTCCGAATGCAGCTTGAAGTGTTGGAAGAACGCTTGCTGTTGCTGTGTCATTTAGGAATGAAACTGTAATTGAATCTGCTGCGAGCCCAGCAACATATTTATGAGCTGTGTCGCCCATAGCGCTGACCTCAATAGAATCAAGCTGACGCATTAAAGAAAATGCAGTTACGTGGTCACTAAGATTAACGGAACCAATCTTAAAACCTACCTTATTGTTTAGAAAAATAGCCATTAGGATTATTCCTCGTCTTTCTTAGTAGTTGGCTTTGGTGCTGATTGTGCTACCTGCCCGATTTTGATCAGGAAGGCTTCTGTTTCTTTGTCGTAATCGGACATATTAGCTCCAGGTGGTTAGGACGGATATTGACAATTCACACGTTAGCAACATACCTGACTCGGCGTTTAACACGCTTGGCTGGCTTACTGCTCCCACATTATACGTCAATGATGATGCTGATAGTTTATTGAACACGCCAACTAAGGCTGTTTCAATTCCATTTAGATTTCCCTCATTGTCAAACAGAGGTACTGTAATGATAATCTTAAAATTGGCTTTAGGAGCAATAGTATTTTGCGCGTTATTGCTTGGCTCTAAATAAGGTTGATCTGGTGCAACAATGACTGAGTTAGCCAAAACAGTTGCTGGTGGGAATGCAAAGACTTGCCAGACTGCGTTATCAACTAATGCTGTTGCAATCGTGGTTCTAAGGTTAGTAAGTGCAACTGACATTAGCCCAAAAGACTTCTAGGATCAGTTGCGTGAGCAATGAGCCCTCTGATTCGCGCCAAAAGGCTTGAGGACATTTTCCAAGGTCCAGGCTGAAAATCTACTGCTACGCCTCCACTTGAAGTGGTCTGACGTGCTTGCCAAATGTCTACGCTAATTTGAAGTGCAGCTTGCTGAACTGCTGAATCAAGAGTCCAATCTGTGTAAGACTCTGGAGCGACTGTGCCATAAGGCTCGATTGGGTGATACTTGACAACAGTAGTGTGAGTAGTTGCCATGCTAATTGAATAAGCACCAACTGCTGTAATTGTTTTAGTTCCTGCATACTTAGTGCCGCAATTAGCAATAGTTACGGATTCTCCAACATAAAAAATATCTGCTACGGGAATATCAAAATAAAGAGTTCCAATACCTACAACATTACTATGGGCAATGGCAAATTGAGTTGGAGTCCAGAGCATTGGAATAAGAACTGCATCTGTGGCATCACAAACTTCTTGCAATACTGCATCTGCATATAGAGTGCCAACGCCAAGAGCCGAGCGAAGTTCAGCAACTGTTGTTAGTGACATTCCATATCCTTTCTAAAAACTGGGAGCGGAGCAAGGGCTGCGCCCCACTCCCAGCGACTTAGTGTGTTACTTATGCCTTGTTATTCTTGAAAGCACCTGCGCCAACTTTGGTAGCGATTGCACCAAAGCCGTAGTAACCGATTGTGATTTGACCTGCTGCTGTAGATTCAGCGCGTAGGCGGTAGTTAGGGCTCTCATACCATGTGTAAGCATCTGGGTTCACAATAAGGATTGATCCGTCTGTGTCTGTGCCTGATGCTGTGTTAGGTGTTACGTACAAGTTAAGACCTGCAACGTTACCTTGTAGAGCTGTTGGAGAAACTGATCCTCCAGCATTTTGTGGCTGTGAAGCTGT